AGATTCAACGCCTTGAAAAAGCGTTGGAAAACGATGTGTGGAATGCTAGACCGAATTTCACATGCCGTAAGTTCTGTCCGGTCTTAGATTGTGAACATAACGGAAAAGGAGAATATAGATGAAATGATTACTAGAAAACAACTGCTAGACCAATTAATGCCCGGACTAAATGCGTTGTTCGGAATACCTGACACTAGAAAAAAGGAAATAAAAATGAAAACCAAGAGTAAAGCTGCACAAATTCGCACTATGTTAATGAATGGCAAACAACCTAAAGAAATAGCTGAGCGTTTAAGAGTTTCGGTTAATAGGGTTTATAACGAAAATTGGAAATTAAAAAATAAACCTAAGAAACGCGTTGTGCTTAAACAAAGTGAAGTTGATCTTGCTAAAAAATTAGCAATACCAATTGAGTTATATGCTAAACATAAATTAAAAATGCAAAACGAAACGAAAAAAGCAACTCCCCTTGCAGATTTTGTGCGCAAAGAACTTGCCACAGTAGAGCGACGCATTAGTGATATGCAAGCAATTGCAGCGTTTCTTGCCATTCGTTTGCAGCAATTGGAGCAGAATGGTGAGTGATGTTACTCAATGGATGGTTGATCAGTTGGTTAAGCCGGAAGTGCAGGCTGAAGTTGCTAAGTCCAATCAAGGCTTAAATATGGATCCTGTACGGCTGGCTTGGCCGTTTAAAACTGAAAAAGAACTAAAAATACTTGCACAGTGGCATCACAAGCAATTACAAAGCATAAAGAAAAAACAAATAAAAGAGCATATTGAACAGCACGGCGAGGCATTTTTATGAAATTAAATTACATGCAAAGACTGACGTTGGGTATTACTTTTGCAAAAGAAAAATGGCCTATGGGCATTTACATGACAGAAGTTGATCACGATGACTGGTGTAAATTTCACAAAGGTAAAGAGTGTTCATGCACGCCTGACATAAACATAACTATTGACGATAAGAAATTTTACGTTGACGAAGAGGGAATTTTGCATGAAAGATCTAATTGATCTTAAGAAACTATGGGCGTGGTGCGTAGAGCGTTGGCGCACTTCTTTTGGTTGTGTGGTGCTTGCGATTGTGGCGTTTGCGTTGGGCATTGCATGGGAGTCTAAACAAATAACCGAGGACTGCCGCTTCATGGGTTCATTCCGTGATGGGGCACAAGCCTATAACTGCCAACCGAGGGTGAGATGAGTTACTTAGTGGCGAGTCTCCCGCCGTTGAAGTGCTTTGTACGCAAAGAGTTTTTATACAACTTTGAGAAAGGGCACGGTGAACTTGAGCCAGCTATTTGGGTGAGCATCAAGGCAATTCGTGGTCAGGTGTTTAGGATTGAAAGTCTCTTGCCTAACTACGGTGCTCTGTACGATAAGTTACCACTGCATGCGTACGTATGGTACGAAGGTGCTGGTGAGTTACCCATTGACGTACTTCAACTATGGGACTGCATGAGTTATCGCTTCACGATAGTAGAAAAGATTGGGCTACGAAATCTTGGGATAAAGTTTCTTGGCAAAGATAAGCAGTGGCACTTTGGTAGGTACATGTTTACTGTTGACTTCTGTGCCGATGAAATGAGTCTTGACACAACCTTTGTTGAGACCGCCGAGGAACACAAGAGTTTTAACTTTATCCGGTTAGACAACGGACAGTTTGCAACACAACCTAATAACCGATGCTTGTGGTACGACCAAAGCCTTGTGCCTGCAGAAGTTAAGTTTCCTGATTTTCAAGCGGCACGCACTCTTTGGTCTGTTGATGGATCGCGCAAGTGGACTACGAGCGATGATTGGTTTTACTCTGTGGAGGAAAGAGAATGAAATATGCCTTAGTATTGTTTATTCTTGCGTTGCTTATCTATGGCGTAGAAGAGCGAGCAAAGCGTGCCCACAATGAAGGTTTTAAACTTGGCATGCACTACGCCCTAAAGTCTGACCCGCCATCAGAAGAACTAGAGATGCGGTGCGCGGGCTTGTGGGTTGGTAAACAAAACAGAAAAGAATGGGATAAGCACAATGCCCGTTAGCATCGACCCAAAAGATCAAACAGTGTGGAACTACATCGTAGGCCGCAAGACCCCCGTAACAATCAAGCAGGCCATGAAAACTCTGCTGATTAGCGAAACGCACGCAAGACGAGCACTAGACTATTTTGTTTTAAAGGGCTTGGCAGAAATGACCAAACAGGGCGGGGTAAGACTTTATAGGGTGAAAGAATGAACACAGAACTTGTGCAACGATTAGCTAATCCAGTCTACGAAATCGAAGAGGCCCAAGAACTAATGCGTTTAGCAGGTCTTGAGATTGTTAGATTGAATGAACGCCTTACATACCTTAACGAATGTATACATAAATTACGAGACGAAAACGATAGGTTGGCACTTGACTTAGGTATTAAAGACAACCCACAATTAAGGAATCGACATTAGGAGGCCATCATGCCCTATAAAGATAAGTCTGACCGCAACTATAAACAAGAGTATGAAAATTATGATGGTACAGAAAAAGTCAAGAAAAAACGTGCCGAACGAAATCGAGCGCGTCGGATCATGGAGGAAAAAGGAGTGGTTAAAAAAGGTGATGGCAAGGATGTACATCACAAAAAAGCTTTGTCAAAAGGTGGATCTTATAAAGATGGGTTAGCTGCTGTATCGGCATCATCTAACAGATCATTTGACAGAGATTCAAAACAAAAACTAATTTCAGAAGTTAGCCCACGGGAACGAAAGCGTGCAAATAATAAATGATCGTGTTTTGGTGGTAAAGACGAGGTTTCCTAGCCGAATAACAGAAACAATTAAAAAAAGTAAAGTGATACAGAAAGAAGGTGATATTAGTGAAGTAGCAGTTAATTGGGGGTTGCAAGAAGCGCAGACGCTTCGAAAATTAAACATTAAACAAGTACCATCTCCAATTATTAGAGACTACGAGTGGCCGGGGTTATTTAAACCCATGGACCATCAAAAAGAAACTTCGTCGTTTCTCACACTGCATCAGCGTGCCTTTTGCTTTAATGAACAAGGCACGGGTAAAACCGCATCTGCCATTTGGGCTTCAGACTATCTATTAACACAAGGCGTCATTAATAGAGTGTTGATTATTTGCCCCCTGTCTATCATGCAGTCTGCGTGGCAAGCAGACCTTTTTAAATTTGCTGTGCATAGACATGTGGATATTGCATATGGGGACAGGTACAAAAGAGCACAAATCATCAATGGCGGTGCTGACTACGTCGTAATTAATTTTGATGGCGTTGAGATTGTCAAAGATGATATTGAAAATGGTGGGTTTGACTTAATCATTATTGACGAGGCGAATGCGTATAAGAGTGCCCGAACTCAACGATTCAAAGTTATGAAAAGCCTTATCAAACCGACCACATGGGTATGGATGATGACAGGCACACCCGCTGCCCAGTCTCCGTTGGATGCATATGGCTTGGCAAAACTAGATGTTCCCGAGCGTCTGCCGCTTACCTTTGGTGGATTTAGGGAAACCGTAATGTATCAGTTGACCCGTTTTAAGTGGGTTCCAAAACCGAAAGCAAACGAAGTTATTCATAACACGTTACAGCCCGCCATACGCTACACAAAAGAAGAATGCTTGGACTTACCAGAGATGCTCTATACATCTCGGTATGTGCCTATGACGGACCAACAATCCAAATACTACAAACAACTAAAAAAAGACATGTTGATTGCCGCTGCAGGCGAAGAAGTGTCGGCAGTTAATGCGGCATCAAGCCTGACTAAATTACTCCAGATTTCTGGTGGCGCAGTTTATACCGATGCCGGTAATGTAATTGAGTTTGATGTATCAAACAGGTTAAAAGTTATTGAGGAAGTGATTGAAGAAGCATCTCATAAGATACTAATATTTGTTCCATTTACGCACACAATCCATCTCCTAAAAGATTATTTGACAAAGCACCAAGTATCATCAGAGATCATCAACGGTGATGTAAGTGTTAACAAACGTACAGATATTTTTAAACGCTTTCAGGAAAACCCTGAGCCGAAAGTGCTGTTGATTCAACCGCAAGCCGCTGCCCATGGTGTAACATTAACGGCTGCAAATGTTGTAATTTGGTACGCACCCGTAACTTCCATTGAGGTCTATCTGCAAGCAAATGCTCGGGTGCATAGGCAAGGACAAAAGAATCCTGTCACTGTAGTACATGTTGAGGGAAGTCCTGTTGAAACTAAGTTGTACAACATGTTGCAAAGCAAACTAGATTTTCACAACAAGATTATTGATTTGTACAAAACCGAAATTAATTCTTGACATAGTACAGTTTTAAGTTACAATAATAAAAAACAACTAACCAAGAGGACTATATGGATTCATCCATAGATAAAATCGTCGCCGTTTACATTAAAATTCGTAACGCCAAAGAAGAACTAACACGCGAGTATGAAGAAAAAGCTGCGCAACTAGATGATGAGATGCGTACACTCAAACAAAAGCTACTCGACATCAGCAAAGAAACAGGCGTTACAAAGTGGGGTACTGAATACGGCACAGCATACCGCACGGTTAAGAATCGTTACTGGACTAACGATTGGGAAAGTTTCTACGGTTTCATGCGTGAGCATGGTGCTATGGAGCTGTTGGAAAAGCGCATACATCAAACAAATATGCGCGAGTTTTTAGAGGATCACCCCGAAGCGCATCCACCGGGGCTTAATGTGGATCAAGAGTATGAAATCACCATTAGGAGAAAATGATGAGCGACATTACGTTGTTTAACCAAAACCTTCCCGACTATCTTAAAGAAGTCGAGCTTGATGATTTAACCAAATCACTGGCAGGCAATACCGCACTTAAGCGTATCTCTGTACGTGGCGGTGTGTTCCGCATGATGGTCAACGGCGAGGAGATTGCTAAAAACGAAAACCGTGCGATGAATGTTGTCATTGTAAACGGTAACCCGCATGTGTCTCGGCAGTTTTATGCTAGTGCTTACGTTGCTGGTGAAGCTTCAGCCCCCGATTGCTGGTCAAATGATGGCATCAAACCCGATGCTAGTATCGAAGCCCCGCAAAATTCTACTTGCGATGGATGCCCACAAAATATTAAGGGGTCTGGTCAGGGCGAAAGCCGCGCTTGCCGGTATCAGCAGCGTCTTGCGGTAGTTCTTGAAGGCGATATCGGTGGCGACGTATTTCAGTTGTCTCTTGCGCCGACTTCAATCTTTGGCCGTGGTGATATAGATAAGATGCCATTCCAACAGTACGCTAAATATGTTGGTTCGCAGGGCAAAAACATTAACACGCTGGTTACTGAAATGCGTTTTGATTCTGACAGCGCTACGCCAAAACTGGTGTTCAAACCTGTTAGGTTCTTAAAACGCGATGAGTGGGAAATTGCAAAAGAAAAAGGCAATAGCCCCGCTGCTAAATCGGCAGTTATCCAAACCCCTGCACAGACAGATGGTGCCAAACCTAAAGCAGTAGCGGCACCTGCCTCGGCAAAAGCTGAACCCGCAGAGCCTACGAAACGGGTTGCTAAGAAAAACGCTGAGCCTGCACCCAAGAAAGACTTTGCAGACGTTTTAAACAGTTGGTCTACCGATGATGAATAATCATGACAGAAGCCCGTGGTTATTCGTCTCGCTTAGTAGAGACTAACAAACACGCATCCACAGCCCACCCTGGCGTTATGCTAGGGAGGCTGTGTATTGCTCAAGACATTCCAGTTGCGGATGCAGCGCAGTTCTTTAATGTCAGCCGTATGACCATTTACAAGTGGTTTAAAGGACAAGAAATGCCACGCAAGAAGCATATTGAGAAAATTGAGGAAGTTGTTGCGAAACTCAAACACAAAGTCCACTTGGGTTAAGAATGGCTACAACAGATCTGTTGTCGGCGGTGCTATCTACAGAGGGATGGTACTGCATCGTCGGCTTGAAAAAGAATGGGCTACCTAGACAAATATTTGTAGCTACACTTCAAGAAGCTGACACAGAAATTGCAACTCTTTTGCAGAAGCAATATGACGTTTACTTTGCCTGTTCTAAATACGAAGCTCACAATACCCGAACAACCGATAACGTAAAAAACATAAAAGCGTTTTGGCTTGATATAGATTGTGGCAAAGATAAGCCATATGAAGATCAAGCCGAGGGTGCCACAGCTCTATTGACGTTTTGTAAAACGCTTGGACTGCCGAAGCCTACGATTGTTAACTCCGGTCGTGGCTTGCATGTTTATTGGCCTCTGATCTCGGCGGTATCAAGATTAGAGTGGAAGCGCGTAGCTGAAAAATTAAAAAAGCTATGCGTAGATCAAGGTCTACAAGCCGATCCCTCACGCACATCAGATGCGGCGTCGATACTGCGAGTGCCTGAGACTCTTAATTTTAAGTCTGATCCACCAGCACAAGTGCAGTTGCAGCATTTGTCGCAGGCCATAGATTTTGAAACTTTTAAGACTTTATTAGGGGTATCTGATACTGACGGTGAAGGCCCTGACTATGCAACTAGTAATTTAAACGAATTAACTCGGGCGCTGATGGGTAATCGGCAGTCACGATTCCAAACAATATGGCTAAAGACAGAGCAAGGCGAAGGCTGCGCACAGATTAAGCACGCTGTAGATAACCAAGATTCTCTTGAAGAACCACTGTGGCGCGGGGCTCTGTCAATTGCAGCTTACTGTGTTGATAGTGATACAGCCATACACGAGATATCTAAGCAGCATCCAAACTACTCGGCACAGGAGACAGAGCATAAAGTAAAGCTGATCAAAGGTCCGTATACCTGTGAAGTATTTAACAAAAACAATCCGGGTATATGCGAGCAGTGTCAGCATTGGGGGCAGATTAAATCTCCTATCGTGCTCGGTGCCGAGATCGCTGAGGCTACGCCAGCCGATAATGTGATTGAAGTAACACCACCCGCAGCGTTTATGCCGGTGGTCTATACGATACCCGAGTATCCATTTCCATATTTTCGTGGTAAGACAGGCGGTGTTTACTGTCGTCCAGCAGAAGAAGGTGAAGATCCTGACCTGATATATGAACACGACTTCTATGTCGTTAAGCGTATGCGTGATCCTGAGTACGGTGAAGTTGTTTGGATGCGTTTGCATACCCCCCGTGATGGAGTAAAAGAATTTGCATTATCCGCCATGGAGTTGCTATCGAAAGAAAAACTACGCGACCGCCTGTCTTACTACGGAATTGTCGCACTGCCAAAGCAGATGGATTCCATCATGGTGTATATAGTGCGGTTTACAAAAGAACTACAGTTTAAACATGAGGCAGAGATAATGAGGATACAATTTGGTTGGACGGATAAATTCCGTTCGTTTGTTATCGGCGACACAGAGATCTGTGCCGATACCGATAAATACAGCCCACCGTCAAGCTACACCAAAGATCTGTCGCCGTGGTTTGAGCCAAAAGGCTCTTTGGAAGAGTGGCAATCAGTTATTAATGTATACAACAACCCTGGCTTTGAGCCCATGGCATTTGGGTTTTTTACGGCGTTTGGCGCCCCGCTAATGAAATTGCTAAACCTAAAAGGGGCGGTAATTAACTTAATTAATAACGAGTCGGGTACAGGAAAAACCACTACTCTCAAGGCCATGCATAGTGTCTATGGACACCCCGAAGAAGCGATGTTGATTGCAAGGGACACCATGAATGTCCGTTTGCACCGTCTTGGGGTTATGAATAACCTCGGCTTAGGTTGCGATGAAATCACAAAGATGACTGGAGATGACTTCTCTGACTTTGTGTATGCGGTTTCACAAGGCCGAGGCCGTGGTCGGATGATGGCTAGCACTAACCAAGAGCGTAAAAACTTTGCCCGATGGGAGACGATTCTACTGTGCTCCTCAAACGCATCAGTGGTTGACAAGCTGAAGTCTTTGGTTGCTACGGCTGACGGTGAATTAATGAGGGTTATCGAGTACGAGATTCCCCCTGTAAAACTGCTTAGTAAGGAAGAAGCTGACGAAATCTACCCCAAACTGTACGCAAACTATGGTCACGCAGGGCGTATCTATATCCGTGATTTGGTATCTAACTTAGATGAACGCATTGAAGAAGTCCGTCAAATCCAAAAGATTATTGACAAGAAAGTTGGCTTTACCAATCGTGAGCGGTTTTGGTCTGGGGTTGCAGCCTGCAATATCGCAGGGGCTTTGTTTGCCAAGCGCTTAGGTCTTTTTGACATTGACGTCGGCCGTGTATTTAAGTGGATGCGCACGTTATTTGGCGACATTAAAGAGGAGATTAAACCC